CTGTAGGTCATAGTGAAGAAATAAGAAACTCATCATTTATTAATAAAACAAGTGCATTAGAAAATGCTGCGACTTCTAGTTTAGGAAGATGTATTTCACAATTTGGACTACATGGTTCAGAGTATGCTAGTGCAGATGAACTGACTGTAGCTCTTTTAAGTCAAGGAGTAAGTCAATCAAAGCTTTCAATCAAAGATAAAATTAATCAACAGACAACAGAAACAAAGTTGAATAAACTTTATTCAGATTGGGAAAAGGAAAATGACTCTGTAAAAAAGTCATTTCAAGAAAAACAGAAAAGCATAAAAACTAATGGAGGACAAAATGCAAAAAACTGGTAAAGAAAAAGATTGGGTATTATTTCCTTATGATCCCAACCATGAAATGTCTGTTAAAATAGATTTTTCAGGTAATATGAAATTAGCTAATGGAGTTAAAGGAACTATTTTAGCTAGTAAAGGAACTTCAAAAGATGGCAACACTAAGTTTGTTAGATTGTTTAAACAAGTAGGAGTTTTATTTAAAGGTGATGAAGGTAAATTTACAGGAGATATAACTGATGTAGAAATCGGTGGTAAGAAAGCTCTTGTAGGTTGGTTAAATGATAAATCTGATAAACCAAATATTTCAGGTTATGCTAATGAACCTGGAGTTAAAGCACCTAAAGAAGAAAAATTATCCTTCTAATGGATGTATTAGTCATCATAATGCACCTAGTTAATGGATCAGTAGCTGAAGCAACACTTTCAGTTACTGCTCCAAAAGTTTTTTGTAATGATGCTATAAAAAAAGTAGCCGTATTGAGTACAGATAAAAGCACAATGACTTATAAAGGTAATAGAGTTTATCTTTATTACTGCAAAGATAAAAAAGGAAACAATGTCAAATAAAATTACAGATATAAATAAATTAACAAAAGAATTAGAAAAATTATTAAATGATAAACAAGCACAATATGGAAGTTTTGATAATACTTCTTTTGCTATGAAAGGTATTTTAGAAGGTATTTTAGCTGCACATAACGGCTATAAAGTTAGAGTTCCTAATAATATATTTGGTTGCTTTATGCAATTTGTTAAGATTTGGAGAACTATAAGTAATCCTGTTTATAAAAAAGATACTTACGATGATATAAATGGCTACAATGAATTAAACCGAAGATTAAAAATAAAGGAAATGGAAAATGCCAAATAAAATACCAATGACACCAGTAATGATGCGTTTGTTGAATTTTATTAAGAAATATTATAAAAAAAACAAATACTGTCCTACATTTCAAGAAATGGCAGATGGATTAAATTATAAGTCAAAAAACTCCATTACAGTATTAATTGACAAACTTGCCAAGAGAAATGATGTAAAAAAAATAAACGGATATAGAAGGAATATAGAGCTAAATGACTAAAAAAACTGGATTTGTTTTTAAATTATTGTCTGTCATAAAAAAATGCAGAGATAGAGGTAAATACGCTTTAGCATTAAAACTTATTGACAAGTATAAGGTAAAAAAAGTAAATTCAAATTACTATGATTAAAGTAGAAAAAACTACGTTAATTGAAATGAATGTTCAATTTACAGAAATTTTTGATGGTGCTACAATAGAAGAAGCTACACAAAAAGCACACAATCAGAAATCGCCTAAAGATGACGCAAAAGTAAATATCGCAAGTCAGCGTTTCCTTAGTGCGAAAATTAAACCGACAAGCGATATAAACAATGACAGTAGAACCAAAACAACTTCAGGATCTACAAGCGAAGGAGGAGCAGCTAGTGAAAAGAATGTATAAATATAAAACTTTATACTTAAAAAACAAAGCTAGACTTCCACAAGTAGCTGAAAAGATTATGGAGTTAAAACAAAAACAAACTAGAATAAGCACATAAGTCTAGTTTACAGTTAAAAGTTGTGTTTTAGGGTTAGGGTATCTTTGTCTTTAATGAAAGGAATAGAAATGGAAAACAATACATTTAATGAAAGTGAACTACAATTTTATCAAAGATTAGGTAAAGCATTAAGAGATGCAAGAAGAAGAGCTAACAAAAGCCAAAGCGATGTAGCTAAAGCTATAAACGTAACCTTCCAACAAGTTCAAAAATATGAAAAGGCTACAAATTTTCCTAAAGAATATAGAACTATAAAAATGGTTGAAAGTTTAGGAAGAGATTATGATTCGTTTAAAAGGGAATATAATGTTTACTCCGGTTAATCAAAAGCTAAATACTATTATACCTGACACTAAGGAGATTGACGCATTTAATCATTTCTCAACTATTATTCAAAAAATGATAGGTAATCTTCATGCTGCACATCAAACTATTCCAGGTTATGACCAATGCAAACCTGAAATAGAATGTTTTAAAATATTTGATGGTATTAACATACCTGTGCATGGTTATGCAGATTTGAAAGGTAAAGTTTTAATAGAAGATAAATGTAAATTTCCTAGAAGAGGAAGACCAAAGAAAGATGGAACTAGGTCTTGGTTGACAACTAAATTACCAGAAACATTACCTGAAACCAATCAGACTCAGGTAGATTTTTATTATTATGCAACTGGTTTACCTATCTATGTTTGTTATGTAAATGAAGATACTTTTAAAGTTTTTCATAAAGATAATTGCGAAACATTACACCCTGAAAGTATAATGTCTAGGTTAGACTCTTTTATTCAAAAATGTAAAGTAAGACAAAATCTTTTAAAAATTTCTCATAATCCTAAAGTAATTAAAGATTATATACAACCTGATTTTGAACATTATTTTTGGAGGAATGACCTAGATCCTGATTATTTAGTAAACGCTAAAAAGTTTTGGTCTAGTTAATATTTGGCGGCAATCAATGCTGTAAGCAGTATTCCCCTGATTGTCGCCTAGTATTACCAATCATTAAAATGTACTGTTCTTCTTTTTAAATATTTATCAAAGCAGCTTGACACCCCTTCAGTATGAGTTTCGCAGAATACTTTATGCTCTGCGTTTATAATCCAACCACCTTCATTTGATGTGTGTTCTTTTTTACAAAAATCACATTTTCCCACAACCTTCGCAATATTAGTTTTGCTCCAGGTTTTTTTCTTCATTTATGATCTTGCTGTCTTAGCCGATCTTTTGAGAGCTTTATTAGAAACAGTACCTTTACCTTTTCTACTTGTACCTGCTTTTTTTCTTTTATTCATATAATAGTAAAGACCTTTTTTAACAGTTCTACCATCTTTTGTCTTATGATAACCTTTTTTCATTATTTTCTCCTATTGTTATTACCCTCCGACACACCCAGCTAATTCAGTTAGCTACTCCTAGTACTTACTTTTTACTTTTTTGTTTTTTTTCTTAGCATATTTTTTTGCAGCTTTTTTACCTGCTTTAGAATATGCAAACTTTTTCTTTCCTACCATTGGCATAGTTTTCTCCTATTGTTTACCATTTTTTACAGCTCCAATACCTTGCACTAAACTTATCATTAGCAGTATCACATCTGTGTCTTGCTCTAAATGATTTTCTTCTTGCAGGATTGGATTTTTTTATAGTCATATTAGCATCCCCAAACCTAATAATTTTTTCTCTTCCGTTTTTACAAGCCTTAACAACAAACTTCTTACCACCTGATATTTGTCTTTTAGGTGAGTTACATTTCATTTTAGCTTTGTTTATTGCCATACCTTATAACCTTCGCCTTTATTTTTAGTTAAAGATTGTTTTCTGTTAGTGCCATCTCTTTTAAAACTAACATGAATCCAACCACTATCAGGAATACCATCTTCATAATATTCGCTAATCAGTTGGTCAAAGTCAAAGTTGTTTTTAATATGTGCAGCAACTTGTCTATTATCAAAACCTGGTATTTCAAAATCAACAGCAGCAGAACCATCTTTTGCACAATGTTGTGAATTTTCTGAAGATCCTATGGCTTTTGAAAGCTGAGGACTACGAAATCCTGAAGTGATCATTATGGGTCTTGACTCATAATACTCTCTTAAAGGTTCTAATATGTTTTCACAAAGAGCTTTTAAGTTTTCTATTTGTTCTTCATTAGGTGTGTTATCCAAGCCAAGCCTTGAAGCTGTGCCTGAATTAATCATCTCTTGTAAGGAGAAGTGTTTAGATAGTTGTGTCATACATGATACTTTCTGTCATATTCAAGGACTTTCCATTGAACAGACTTTTTAAATTTGTTTCGTTTACCATAGTCTTCAGCTTCCTTTCTACTACTCCAAACTTCATTTGTAAAGATTTTCCATTGGTTGTCTTTTAAAAAAACTATGCAATACATTAAGCCATTTTTTTTTCAGGTTCATTACTATCATAATAACATTGGAATTTTATTACAACTTCATTTTTTGAAACTTCTGATCTACCTAATTCTTCTGTTTTGTTTTTAGATTCTTCATAACCAGCTATCATACAATCATAAAAAGTATCATGATGATTTAGTAAGTGTGGCTTCATACATTCACCAGCGACTTGACTACATATAATCATTATTAATGCTACTTTCATGGGTGTTCCAATAGTTGTTTATTATTTTCTTTTAATTGTTTAAGTTTATCCTCTAAGTCTTTAATTTTTTTATTAGCTTGTTCTAAATCTTCATTTGCATTTTCTAGTTTTTGTAAACATCTTTTGTTTGCTGAATCTTTAGTTTTACAAGCATCTTGTAAGTCAGCATTTTCTTCTCTAAGAAGTCTAACTTGATCTTTATACTCAACTATTATCTCTTTACTTGTGTCGGACATAAGTTTAGATTTATTTATTGTCGTTAATACCTACATAAATAACAACACATAACAATATCAAAGCTATGATTGTGTTGATAGGAAAAAATGATTCCATTATTGAGAAACTCCGATAATCCAAAGCGTTAAAAAAATATAACAGATTAGTTCCATTATTTTCTCTTAATTATATCTGCACCTTTTAAACCATAGATAGCAGATACTACACCAATAAATAATGCTTGATACCAAAAAGGCATATTATTAAATTTATCAAAGAATAAATCTACTTTAATCATAATCTCAGGATCTTCACTAAAGATAGACCATATTAATAACATCACAGGTGCAGAAACTAAAAGCAACACAAATTCATCTTTCCACCCTTGCTGATTATTTTGCATGACAGCTTGTTTGTATTCTAGTTCACCTCTAGCCATCTTTTCAGCATGAACTTTTTCTGCATCAGACATCAACATTTTAGTTTGTTGTCTGTTTTTATAGATATGAGTACCAGCTTTGATACCCATTGATATTAAATTCATCCACATAAGTTATTTATAAAAGTCTTTGAACAACCAGTCCATATATTTTTTCCATAATTTTTTAATGTATTTCATGGGTTTCTCCTTGTTAGATTCATCAATAACAACAGTTTTCAACAGTTTCCGATTCATAGGTGGGTTAGGTTGAGAAGGTGATGGTCTAAATCCTATATTCATTTCTTATCTCTTTTTTTGTAAAGTAAATGAACTCTTTTGTGCCAACACCATGTACTTATTTTTGAACTGATCTTTTCTATAATTCTGTATATAAAATCCATTATTCATCCTTAATAATTTTCTTTATAGATTTACTTCCATCTATATTAGTTTCTAATTCGGCTTGAACTTTACCACATTTATATTCCATGTTGGATTTTAAATCTCTACTAGCTTCTCTTTTACCTTTTAAACAATCAGACATAGCTGGTTGTATTCTATGTTCTTTTAACTCACCATTAATAAACATACATAAAGCTACAACACCTTGAACAATCATAATACTTTACCTTTATTTTTTCCCTCTTTAATTACATATTTTTGTGTGCCATTAGCACCTATCTCAACTTCTTCTTTTAATACTTTATTAAGATATATTTCATTCCAACCATTTTTATAGGTTTCATTAGATGGTCTTGATTTACCATCATGTTTAATACCTTTTTTAGTGTCCGTTACCATTAGCAAACTCTCTTTGTTTGTCTTTTAATTTTTCAATATCTTTTAATGCTTTCTCTACTTGGTCTTTTAAAAATTGTATATTAACTTTATTAGTCATATTTTGTTCTTGATTCTTTTCTAACTTTTCTACAGTTTTATATAGGTCTTCCAAAAGCATTAGCTGTTCTTGATCTACCGGTAATTGCTCTGACTTTTTAAGTAAATCAGCAGAGAATAATTCTCTTGATGTTTCTAATGATGTAAGTCTAGCTGTAACTTCTGTGTATGCAACCACACCCATTACAACGCCAACAATTATCATACCCATATTTTTTAAAGGCATACTTACATTTGTGTTTTCATTAATCTTCATAATCAACCATCAATAATTTTATATTTAATTTTTTTTGTTCTTTAGTCGGACTTCTAAAAATCTTGCGTTTATTCTTTAATGCTTTACCTTTTATTTTATATCTATAGGTATTTGTTTTTATGTCTAGCAGTTGTATTTTACCATTTTTATCTACAATAACAATATCAAATGGACAATGAGGATCGCATGATTTTGCTACATAATAACCAGCTTTTGTTAGTTCTGATATAGCATGATACTCTCCTGCTGTTCCTTTAATGTGAGTTTTTTTTTGTCTTTCAGATATTAAGACAGAAGATTTACGATTAAGTTTATTAGTCCACTCAGACTTATTGTTACGGCTACCCATAAAAGTTTATAAATAGTTTGAACCTTTGCGTCAAGGTGTGCAAGATGATTGTCCTTTATAGTTGTAATTTTCTCATTTACCAATTTAATTTCGCCTTGAAGTTTTATAATCTCTTGGGAATTTTTTTGGGATTGAGTAGCCATAAATTATCTTTGTATTAAACCTTGTGGAATTTGTGGTGCAGTTGTTTGTGGTGTGTCTTGATTTGTAATTTCTTGTGCTGCTAAAATAGAAGCTATATCTAAC